CCTACGTTAGACCTAGCACCTATCACAAACAGCATACCGTTATCTAAACCTTGCACCGAATTAAACAGTGAGGGTATGTTGAATCTCCACTTGGTATTGCTAGCTGCCTTTTGTAGCAGGTTATCAATGCTATTGTCTACATAATTAACTCGTATCTGTGGGGTGAAGTCATCCTGATAGTTATCAAGGATCTGCCTCAGTGGTTCCATGGTGCTCTGTTCACCATTCACATACTGGAATCCTAGGTTAGCTACCTCCTCACCTACTAGTTGCCTGAACAGGTTACTGATTATTTTCTGTGCTACATCTGCACCCATGACAGAACTTCCATGTATCTTTTTAAACTCAAGATGCATGGCATGTTTCTGTGCCGTTGTAAGTGTGGGATTCTCGGTGAAGTACAAAGCCTCTAGTTCCTCTGGGGTTATGTCCCGTTGGTACTCTTCCATGGCACTGTCAATGAGTTGTTTTATCTTGCGTAGATCCTTGCTAAAGATCTTGTCGGGACACTTAGCCCCTCGTGTTTCATCATAGAAATCTTTATCGAGTAGGCTCTTCAGTAAGGCATGTTCCATCTTTACTCTCAATCAATGAGCGGACACGTTGCATGTCCTGGGGTTGGCGATATTTCAAGTCATCATACAGCTTCAATGCATATGCGTCAATGCCATGTGACTTGAGTTCTCTTGTGTATGCAACAGTCTTAACCATTGCATCAGGGTCTAGTGCCACTATGACACGTGAGTAACCTTGTAGTTGCTCGATGTGTTCTCTGAGTAGTGCTGTCCCCATGATAGCGAATCCTGTGCACTGAAAGTGTAACGCTTGGGTAGCTGAGATACAGTCCTCGACAAGGATAATTGTCGAACCCTCCCCACAAGTGTACGCTCTGCGAGAATTGCCATACCTTTTCCACTTCGGGGTACGGTTAGTAGACGGTGAATTAAAGATCCTTCCGACAGCATCAACCATCTTACCTTTGTCCATGACTGTAAATACAATTCGACTGTCTCTGACATCGAAGCGTTAACGATCCATTCAGGTAGCACAAAGGGTACATCTTCTTTATCTTTACTGCCGTGCATAAGTTTACGTATATCTTCTACACGTAAACCTACACCTAACTTACCTCTCAATGTACAGCTATTAGCGTAGCAATTCCATACAAGTGTACCGTTATCATTAGTAACTGTAAATGTATTCTTTCTACTGCACACTGGACATGTACTTCTATATGTTTGACCTATGTATAAATCTAAATTAGATACATAGTCTTTTATATTAATCATTTAAATGTACACTGTCCGTGTTGGTGAAGCGAAGCTTAGCAGCATTTTTAGCACTTGTCAAAGTGTTCTTCATGTAAGGGGTTACTGAACCCGGACTTACATGTCCAGTCACTGACATGATTTGTGGTAACGAAACACCTGCATCGACCATCTCCATCGTGCCTGTCCTTCTCATATCCATGATCTGTAGCTCTTCAGGTAACCCTGCCTTACGTATCACTTTCCTTGCCACGATTGCCAATTGAAACTTATCGTAAGGCTTGTTAAAGATACTGTTGCTATGGCACTGAGGGGCTACATAATCTGTGCCAACTTCCTGCTTCTGCTGCACTAACATCTCATGTAACTCCTCCGTTGTAGGTAACTCTACCCTAGCCCTACGCTTTGACTGCTCTAGTGATAATACTTTAGTATCAAAGTTATAGTTAGTCCACTTAAGATTGGACATATCCCCTAGCCTCTGACACCACTCATATGCCATCTGAACTATCAATCCCACAGAACGGGTATTAAACGAGCTATAAGCCACGTTTAGGAAGCGGGTGATATCCTCCCTAGTCCAGACTACTTTGCGTGGCTTGTGTGGCCTCCTAAGTACCTTGCTGAAGGGATTTATCTCACAGTATCCCACCCGTATGGAGAAGTTGTAGACTACAGAGGCAGCAGACATGGTGTGATTAGCAAAAGGTACACCCCTCTCAGCCCATTTATTGTATGCACGTTGGGCTAAGGGTGCAGTAAGGGTTTGTAGGTACATAACCTCTACCTTCCTGCCCATGAGAGGTGTCTGTAAGAAAGTGTTAAGACAGTACCGATAATCTTTCTGTGCTTGTGGAGAGAGTGATCGGTACTCAAGTGACTTGTAGTACTGCTCTACTGCATCAGCTATCCGTGTTCGTTTGGCTTGCCTCATGTGATTGCCTACCCCAATTGTTGAGTACGGTTGATAGGAACTTCATACGTTCTTTCTGTGTCTCTGGTTTAGTGTAGGTATTATCTGGTGGTGTGTATCCTGGCACTGACCATACCCATTTAGTCCCTACCTTTACTGACACAAGCATCTTCCTTCTGCTCATGTATTGAAGCATGGAAGCTACACGTGCATGGGGTACATTGAACTTCTTTTGTAAGTCCATAGCAGTTAATGGTGTGGCAGTTACAGCTTGTATGATTTCAGTGTGGTTCATATATTACCTGCGATTACTTTGATTGCGTATGAATAATAGTTATGAGAATGATTGCGCTCTTGCAGTCTCTCAAGGATGTCAATGATCTGCTTCTCCTTCTCAGCAGCAACGAGGGCAGCGAAGCGTTCAAGCACATCAGGTGTGGCAAACACCTGAATATCGTTGTCGTATTCAGGATGTCGGCGTGGGATACACCCAGCCTCCCGTGCCAGCTTGATGATGTCTTCTCTGTTCATCCTTCACCCCTTAATATATCTGCAGCTTCCTTCATGCCATACTTCTCTAACAGATTGATGCAATGAGTTAGCTGTCGTTCACTGGATTCATAGGCAACTGCCTCAGCAAAATCCATAAGTGATTTATCACCATAGATAGATCCAACACGGGTGTACTTTGCGATACGATTAAAGTCATCTGCGTACATATTAACTCCTCACTCCAAGTGAAAGACACTAGCAATAGCCTCTGCACATGCCAGTGCTACCTCTACATGTTCTTTCTGTGTACCATTCTTAGTGCGTAGGTCTAGGTAATGTAACCAACTACGCAATGTTCCATTCATGTACATCCTAGATTCCGTCATCCCTTCAGGCAACACAGACCTTGCAACTTCCTTAGCTAACCCATGCTTGATAGCCCAGTTGTAGGCATCCAATGCTGCATGTTTCACTGCGAGTTGGTGGTACTCCCAGACTTCTTGCAATCTCTTGTCATCAGTTTCAATAGAATTCTGTCTGTTAGATTTGTCTTGTAGCCTTGCTTCTCTAAGTACAAATGAGAGTTCCTTAGTTGGGTCAGCATATCGTTGGCTAAACTCTTGGAAGCTAAAGGATCTATGTCTGAGGATCTGTCTTGCAATGTCTCTGGTGGTAGTGATTTCAAGGCAGAGGTTGACCATCTCGAAAGGCGACCAGTGCTTATGTTCAATGAGGTACTCCAGTAGTTTGTCTGCGGTTCTGCTGTTGAACTGATTGGATGGATTCGAGACACGAGCGCAGTACGCAACCAGTTCTTTAATCGTTTGGGGATGTCCTGTATAAACGCCATCGTCATCTACAAATGCTCCAGTGTTTACGTGTGTATATGAAATAAGTTTAACCTTCACGGTATACCTCTAGCCTTTCTTGTTGCATCTGTTTTAGTTTGGAATACTTCTCTTTCCTACGGTTAGCTTCCTTGACTACAATGTCATTGGCTTCAATGCTTACCTTCTCGACAAATGCAGGTGTCTGTGGGTTAGTCTCTTCAACCCTGTACACATGCCCTTGTATGTAGTCCTCTAGGATCATGCCCATATCCGTCAATTCATCGTATCGATAGTTATGATGGGGCAGTGTCTCATTAAGTGAAGAAGCGTAGTAGCAAAGCATGGTACGGTAGGATAGCTCAGGTGCTTGTGTGTCAGACACCTTGAATGTAGCTACCCCATACTTACCACCACGTTCAGCTACCTCATCTTCCGCTAATGCCATAGCCTTGTCTTGATCATCGCCCATGTAGACTACGTACCAGTGATTATTAGTCTGTCCAAATCGGTACGCAATCGTAAGGTAATTACTCTTGATCTTCGGTGTTGGTTTGTCTTGGAGTGTATTGGTCTGGGACATAGATAGAATTCCTTGTTTCGTAAATACCACCAAAGGCAGTTGCTCTAACACGTAGTACTTACGATACCTTCACCATACTTGGGATGATCTAATGCATACACAGATATGTGATCGTCATCTTCCCATTGTGCTGACCCTTGCCTGTATCGCACAATGCTTTTGCTATCCTTCTGTGTAGCAGTCCATTGGTACTCCCTGTCCATCTTAATTGCATTGTTAATTGCTTCCTTCAATGCCCATGAAAGTAAGGTAGATGTCTCCTCACTTGTCATGTCCAAGGTCAGGGTAGCACTGCCATCTTCGTGCTCTACAATACTGGTTACTTCAGCCATTAATTTTCTCCTGTATTTAATACAACCCTACTGAATGTCTTACCGTCCTTGTTTCGTGAGTAACAAAAGTAATCACCACGATCATTTAGTTCACGTACCAAATGTCCCTCTGTAGGCTTACATAGATTACGTGCTACACGCTCAGCTATGTTCTTATTGTCTGACTCAATGATATAAAAAACAATCAGACAGACACAGGCAATGCCCACTAGAATCTGGGATAGTACAAGTATATGTTCAAACATCTTGCTTAACATCTTCGATCTCCTTTTTAATAAGTTTTTCTTGCAACTGCTTACGCTTATCCTTGAGTACACGAAGACGGTACTTGGGTGTACGTAAGTCCTTTGCTATTGGGTTACGGCTACGCCTATGTCCCGTCTTC